ATCAGCATCATTGGCATATTATATAAATGGCACACGCCCCAATTCAACAATGTTAGGAGTTATGAATCGTTTAAAACCTAACTTTCATGCAGGAAGAACGGTTATTATCTAATGCCTAAATATAAGCAAAGCATCTATAAACCGTTAAACCCTAAAAAGTACATAGGTTCAGGAACTATAAGAATGCGTAGTTCATGGGAAACGGCAGCTGCTCACTTCTTTGATCACAATGATAATATAATAGAATGGGCAAGTGAATCGATTCGTATCCCATATAAACACCCATTAACGGGGAAAATGAGTACCTATGTCCCTGATTTTATAATAAGATACAGAGATAGACGTAATAAAATAATAACAGAACTAATAGAAGTAAAACCACACGATCAGTCAATACTTAAAGAAGGTATGAGTGCAAACCAACGAGCGACAGTAGCCGTTAATTTTGCCAAGTGGGAGGCGGCCCGCTTTTGGTGTAAGAAACAAGGCATTGCATTTAGAATACTAACAGAAAAGCACTTGTTTCGCAAATAAATCAATTTTATATATGAATACTGCATAAATATACATATGAGTTTACCTACAAACAAGAATCTTGAAGATGTATTCAACCTACCCAGTCAAGATGTCACCTTTGATGACGAAATTTTAGATGCCCCTATGCTTATAGAAGAAGAAATTACCGAAGAAGCGTTCAGCAATTTAGAGAAGATCAATAATGCATTACCGCAAGTAAAGGGACTAAATTCTAGTGATACTGAGATGCAAGAATTATCTGATTTAGCAAAATCATCGTTCAAAGACCTAATAGATTTGGGTATGCAAGTAGATTCAAGATCCGCCGGTGATATATTAAGCGTGGCACAACAATTCTTAGGTCATGCGATAACAGCACAACAAGCAAAGATCAATAAGAAGTTAAAAATGATTGATTTACAATTAAAAAAAGCAAAGTTAGACCAAGACACGGGTACTGATGATATAGAAACTGCAACAGGAACCGTATTAGATCGCAATGAATTATTGGCTCAAATATTAGAGCAGGCAAAAAACAGCCAGGATAAATAAATACAATAAATTAGGAATTATTATGAATTTAACAGATTATATAGCAGAGTCAAAGAAACAATACACGTATAAAGTAAAAATTGCAGGTGAATTGGATGCTGAGGTTTTAGAGCATTTCAAACAATCATTAGCAAAATACGATATGGATTCGTGTACAGCAGTTAAGAAAACTCCGATAACTAAGAACCCACTAGGCTTTCCGGACTTGGAAAACGTAGAATTAAATATTTTTGATGTGACTTTAAATTATCCTGCAAACAGTGGCCAAATTATTGAAATGGCTAGAATATGCGGAATTAGTCCTGCAAAAATGATCGTAGTTGATAAAGATTGGGATGAAAGTATGCAAGCGGAAGCTGATAGAACGGAAGATACTACTCGTTTAGAAACCCCAGAATATCCTAAAAACACAAAAGAACAAGATGATGCGAGTAAGAAGTATTCAGAAAGCTTCAAAGACATAGTAGGCAATGCGGCAAGCACAGCATTCACAGTAGCCGGTGGTAAAACACCTAAAGCAAAATTTAATACTGATGCTGATGGCGGCAAGGATAGCCCATTTAGTAAAGTAAAAATACCATCAGCTGAGGAGATTTTAAAATGAGTATGAGATCGTTATTGGAAAGTATTGACAATATCAATAATGCACCTATCAATGAAGGAACAACAAAAGTTCAAACTATTGGTAACAACGTTGAAGTAACCGACGAGACTGGACAGAAAACCCAGTACGATAAGGATACTTGGGCAGAGATGAACAAACAAGAAGAAAGCATAGAAGAAGGCTTCGGCGATTATGACGACTTTGAAGGGGCTGATGCAGAAGTAGATGATAACTTATTCAGTGACCCTGATTTTGATTCAGGTACTGGATTTGATTTAGACGACGATGATATTGGTTTAGATTTCGAAATGGAAGGCTACGGTGATACAGAAGGCGAGATGGATAGTGACTTTGAATCACCTGATTCATAAGTAAACGATGACTTATTTAATGATCCTGACTTTGATTCTGGATCAGATTATGACTTAGGCGATGATGACATTGGTATGGATTTTGCATTAGAAGGATTAGCAGATGATGAAACCGAAGAAGCATTTCCCGGCGACACTAGTTATGAAGATGATTTCGACGATGATGACTTTGATGAGCCTGAATATACACCATTCAATGCAGAAGAACAGTCAAAGCGTTTAAGAGCTGGTACACCTATTGTATTTGATGATAGCATAGGCGGTGGCACTGGTACATTTATTGAAAAGAGCCCAAGTGGTTTCTTTGGCACAGCAGAACGCAAAGGCAAATCAATTAGTATTCATTTAAGTGATATTGTAGCGGCAGATTTAGTCAACGATAACATTTATGAAACGTTTGATTATCAGTTCGGTGAAGCAATGGAAGATTATCAAGATAGTGTCCCTACTCCAGAAGAAGAGCCCGAAGCAGAAATTAAAACTGTCACAGTTACAGCAGAAATTCCAATAGATCAGTTAGCTGATATTATGAAATTATCAGGGTTAGCAGATAACCAAGAAGAAGTTTACAAGGAGGTTCCAACCGGTGAAGAACCTGCAGAAGATGAGAGTGAAGCAGAAGATCCAAGTATGTCGGATATGATGTCAACTGTAGACGACGCTGAAGAAGAAACCAACGAAGGTAATGAAGATTACGAAGATGGTAAAGATTTTGATTCCAAACAGAAGTCAGGATACCAAGGCGACAATGATGACGACGATAACGATGACGAAAATGAATTCGAACTTGACCAATCAGAACCAAAAGTTCAGTCAGCCCCTGACGATGACGAAGATAAAGAAAATGAATTCGAAATGGGTGGTGACAAAAAGGAAGAAGTTGATGAAGAGTATTCAAATGAACCTGATGAGAAGATTGCAAGTGCAGATACACAGCTAAATGGAATGGCCGGAGGCTTAAACAAGCCAAAGAGACAAGTCAGAAAAGCACATCCACTAGGCGATAATCCGTTAAAGGAAAATAGTGCAGATAGTTTCTTAAATTTGTACAAAGCAATTAAAACTATAGATGAGAGCTAATGAATTCAACTCTTAGGACCGTTGGATAGACTTAACTTACAAGTCGTAATTAGCCCGCAGAAGCGGGTTTTTTATTGACTTTTTGAAATTCACATAAATAATTGCATGAGTAATAATTACGGTGAATCGGTTTTAATAAAAAAACCACATACTAAAGAAATATACGAAGATAAACACATTTATGAATTTTCTGCCTGTGCTGATCCATTGGGTGGTCCTATGTATTTTATGAGGAACTTTTTTTATATTCAGCATCCAATCCAAGGGCAAATTAAATATGATCCATATGATTTCCAAGAAGAATTAATAGACACTTATGCAAATAATAGATTTAGTATTAATTTACTAAGTAGACAAACCGGTAAAACCACAACAGCTTGTGGGTATTTGCTTTGGTATGCTATGTTCAAACCAGATAGCACTATTCTTATTGCTGCTCACAAGTTCAGTGGTGTTCAAGAAATTATGCAAAGAATACGTTATGCATATGAACTATGTCCTAATTATATACGAGCAGGTGTAACCAGTTACAATAAAGGAAGCATGGAGTTTGATAATGGTTCACGTATTGTGGCTCAAGCAACAACAGAGAATACAGGACGTGGTATGTCTATTACGTTATTATATTTGGATGAGTTTGCATTCGTTAGACCAAGTATTGCAAAGGAATTCTGGACTTCAATCTCACCTACATTATCAACAGGTGGTGCGGCAATCATAACAAGCACTCCGAACTCAGATGAAGATCAGTTTGCTTTATTATGGAAAGGTGCTAATAAAACAGAAGATGCATTTGGCAATCAAACAGAGTTAGGTGAGAACGGCTTTAAAGCTTATTCGTGTGATTGGCACAGGCATCCTGATAGAGATGAAGCATGGGCAAATGATGAGAAAGGTAGAATAGGCGAGGAACGTTTTAGACGTGAACATTTAAATGAGTTTATTATTAACGATGAAACATTAATTGCACCCACACGATTAATTGACATGACAGGTATAGAACCTTATAAACGCACAGGACAGGTAAGATGGTTTAAAGAGCCGAAGCCTGGTATGATTTATACAGTAGCATTAGACCCAAGTTTAGGCACAGGGGGCGACCCGTCTGCTATTCAAGTATTCGAAGCAAATTCCACCACTCAAGTTGCAGAATGGAAGCATAACAAAACAACTTGTCCTGAACAAATAAGAATCTTAGCAGACATAGTCTCAGAGATATTCAGTTTAACCAATGACCAAAATAGCATTTATTATAGCATTGAAAATAATACCTTAGGTGAAGCCGCATTAATTAGTTTAGAAAATTACGGAGAGCATAATATACCTGGTATCATGCTAAGCCAACCTAAAATGCCTGGTATGACAAGACGGTACAGGAAAGGATTCAATACAACTAATAAGACAAAATTGTCTGCTTGTTCTAAATTAAAAACAATGGTTGATACTAAAAGAATGACTATAAACAGTAAAAGTCTTATAAGCGAGTTAAAGAATTTCGTAGCACACGGTGTAAGTTATGCAGCCAAACCAGGAGAGACAGATGATTTGGTAATGGCAACAGTCTTGTCAATACGGATGTTCCAATTATTGAAAGATTATCATACAGAATTAGCATCACCGTTGAATGATTATGATGAGGAGCTAATAAAACCATTCCCATTTGTGGCAATGTTTTAAATTTAGAATAAATAAAATTATGAAAAAACAAATAGTTAAAGAAGCAACATCAGAAAAAGTATCACGTGATTTATTTCAAATCCTAGTAGGTAAAGATTATGAGGTAAAAACATTAGATTCTAACGGAAAGAACCAGCCGGATTTAGATAAGGCTGAAATGTTTAGTTTTAATTTTAACGTCAAAGGTAAAGACTTTGGTACAGTTGTATTGTTATTAAACTCTGAACGTGAATTAGATGTATATTTTGGCGATACTATCGGTAAATCAATGGATTCTAAAGAGAAGAAAAGCTGGACTGATCTATTATATCAATTAAGAATGTTTGCTAAACGAAATATGTTGGGTTTCGAGATAGAGAATATTAGTAGATTAAAATACAATATTAAATCAATGGCCGCAATGACTGAAAGTTATAAAAATCTATTTGAAGGCTATTATGGCACAAAGAAAACAAGTTATAATCCACAAGGTAAAGCTAAAATAATCATCAAGCACAGTAAAAATATTGGTGAAGATGATAAACGATACAGAAACGTAAAATCAATCTTTATTGAAAATGAAGCAGGTGAACGTTTCAAGTTACCATTTAAAAAATTAACAGGTGCAAAAGCTATGGCACGTCATGTAACAGAAGGCGGATACCCGTACGATGCATTTGGCGTTCATATTAGTGAAATAGTTGAGAACATATCCACATTAGGTAAGTTCATGCGCAGAAGTAAAATATTTAAAGAGGACGATGAAACAGCTGGTCTAGTTGACGTTGGTAAAGAAAATTACGATAAGTTACGTAAAAGTTTAAAGAAATTATCCGGCAAGCGTGGATACAACACATACAAAGAAAGTTGGACACCATCGGCCATCACAGAAGAAGAAATAGACATTGAAGGCATAAGAGGTATGTTCACTGAGAAATCATTGCATCAAAATGTCGACAATGCATTGCCACTTATTGCAAGATTAGCCGCTGAAGCCGGTGATGAACGTTTAGATGAACTGTTACCAGCATTGGCAGGTTTAGCAGGCAGAGCCGTAGTTGGCACAGCCGTTAGTTCAGCAGGTAATGCGGTTTCAAGTGCAGTAGATGCAGGTAAAAGCGTAGTTGATTCATTCAGTGAAGATTTTGAGGGTTGGGCTGATGACATTGTAGAAGGGTCTTGGTCTGTTCCTGATGACATGAGTGATGTAGAAGTACTGGAAAAATTCTTTGAAGTTGAACAACCAGTGGGCATAGATGCATTAAATGTAACTGATCAGTTATATGATATATTCGGTGATGATGCTTTATTTGATAGACTAACAAGTTTA